CGCAAAATCGTACACCGTCTCAAAAAAGTGCTCCGTGTCGATCCACATGCGCTCCTCCCGCACGTACTCAAGGCCGAGCGCGTCGAGCCGCTGCTCGATCAGGGCCTCGAGATCCTCGGCGGGCTTTTGCGCGTATAGCTCGATCGTGATGTTGTGCTCGGTGATGCCGTTGTACAGGTCGGCGCCGCGGCGGGTCGCCCGGTCGTGATACACGGCATACGGCAGCGACGACGGCATAGCCCAGCACGTCTCGATGTGCTGGATGCCGTCGAGCACCGTGGAGATGATGTCAGCCACCGCTCAGCGCCTCCTTTACGGCGTCGAGGTACTCCTCGACGACCTGTTTTTTGGCAAAATCCAAAAAGTGCGTCCCCTCGACGCGCCCGCCGTTGACCTTGGCATGGCCAAAGTTAAGCAGGTGCGTGAGGTAGGCGCGCTCCCCGCGTACATACCACGTTTTGGCGTAGTTTGTCGGGGTGTCGGATGTCGTCTTTGAGGCGATGTGCTTGACATACTCGCCGGTGTCGCGTGGAGCCGTCGCCTTGGTCAGCTTGACCAGCTTGCGCATGGCGTTGTCCACCAGTGTGCGGATCTTGCTCTGCACATCGGCGTTGTACTCCTCCAGCGCACCGGTGATTGCCTTGTCCAGGGTGGAGATGGTTACAGTCTCGTCGCGCATGCCGTCACCTCACCACGATCTCGAGACCGCCGTCGCGCGTCTCGTAGGTGCGCTCGACGATGTAGCGCTTGCCCCCGTGCTCGACGAATCGCTGTCCGTCGTAGTCTCTCCAGTCGGCCAGCCGAAACTGCACCGACGGGTGCAGCCCGACGGCCGCGGCCTGGTAGTGCTCGGCGCGCGTGATGCTTTCGCGTCGGCAAAACACCTCGTGCTCGCCGACATCGTTGCCGCGCTCGTCAATGGCGATCAGATTGATTACATCATCGTACACACGTCTCCCTCCTTTGCCGGTGTGTCCAATTTGGACACACCGGCGTGTTGTACCTTAGCCCTGCATCTGCTGATGGCAGAGCCGATTGTTGATTTTTGCCCGCAGGTAGCGCGGCATGGCCATGGTCGGCTGCTGCCTGCGCTCGTGCAGGTGCGCGGCGTACATCTCCAGCAGCAGCTGGTCGCCCTGGTCGCTCAGATCGAGGACGATGCCCTCCGTCCGCAGCATCTTGGCTGCAGCCGCGATCAGCGCCGCAAAGTACTCGTCGCGCTTGGTATGCGTCACGCCGAGATCAGCCTTGAGCAGCGCAAGCACCGTCTCGGCCGTACCGCCGGCCATCAGTTGGCGGAGTCAGCGGCAAAAGTCGCCGAGGTCACCGGCGCGACGTTGTCGTAGCGCACCACCACAAAAGCCTCGCCGCGCACCGGCTTGCCATCATAGCGGGCGGTCGCCTTAAACGCAGTCTGATCCTCGATAAATTTGACCTCCGTGGACTGCTCGAGGGTCGTGCCCTCGCGCTCTGCCAGCAGGTACAGGTCCATGTAGCCGCCGATGATCTGGCTGTCCGGGACAAAGTCCAGCTCCACGATCTGGCCGCCGATGATCGGCAGCTCGGACGTGACGCCGGCGGTCAGGGCCGCCGCGCTATTAAAGGCCAGTGCCTTGGCCTGCAGGTCAATGTGCGTCTTGTGGTTGCACACCCAGACGGGCCGAATACTTAGTATCGGCAACGCCCAGCGCACCGATGAGATCGGCGTAAAACTCCGCGCCGTTTTTGGCGGCGATGTTGAGCTTTTTGACGTTGCTGGTGCTGAGGTTGGTAAACGTGCCCTGATTGGTGCCCCACCACGCGGGCTGCTCAGCGGCTGCCAGTCTGGTCGCGATGCCGACCGGCATCTTGGTGCCGGTGCCAAAAAGGATGGCCTTGTCCAGCGCGTAGCCGATCGCCTGGCCGAGCTGGTCAAGGATCTCGGTCGCCAGGCCGATGTTGTCGTCGTCCTCCAGGTAGCAGTTGGAGACAAAGACGTAGCCGCCGACCTTGTAGCCGTCGGTCTCGACCTGGTTGATGGTGATAGTCATCTCGTTGAGCGTGCCGACCATCTCCGTCCACACTGCCTCCGGCACAGTGCCGACGACGTTCTGGCGCGCTTTGCCGCGCACCTGGCGCAGGCGGGTGTAGCCGATCAGCTTGCTGTATCTGTTGATGTTGTCGCGGATGATGTCCAGCATCACCTCCGGGATGCCGAGCGCGGCGCCGGACACGGCGCGCTGCTGGCCAAGCATCTCACGGGTGCGGGTCAAAAATGCGGTGACGTCCTCGCGGGCAAAAAATTCGTCGCGCTGGGCGTAGGTCATGCCGTAAAAACGGCTGCGGGCATCGCCGCCCGCGGTGTTGGTAGGCATAGTGTTGTGTGCTCCTCTCTCAGTGTGATGTGTGGGGTTGGTGTGGGCTGCGCTGCGGGCCTCGGCGGCGTTGGCTTCGGCGGCCTCGATCTGCTCGGTCAGGCTCGCGGCATCCGCCTCGGCGGCCTCGATGTCTGCCGTCACCTTGTCGCGGTCCGCCTCAAACTCGCCGATCGCCGTCTCGCAGGCGGCGCGCTCGTCGTCGGTCTGGGCCGCCTCGATGTCTGCGGCCAGCTCGCTCTCGCGGGTCTCCAGCGCCGCAGCCTGCTCACGCAGCTGTGCAATCGTCGCGTTGACGGCGGACAGCTTATTGCGCAGCAGCAGTACTTTAAGTGCCATGGTTGTCTCCTCCTGTCAGTCTGTTTTTCATCTTTGTTTTCCATGCCTCGGCCTGCCGGCGCTGGATCTCGGCGAGATCCGCATGGCGGGCTTTGACGGCGGTCTCCTCGTAAGCCGGATAGGTCACGACCGAGACCTCGTACAGCGGGTTGACCTTGTTGATCTCCCAGCGGCACTGTCCGCCGCCGAGGTCGACAAAGGTCTCCTCCTCAATGTCAAATCCAAACGAGCACTGGTCGACGTCACCGCGCTGGACGCGCGCATAGAGGCTCATGGCGTCGGCATCGTCTCGGTTGATTTTGATTGTGCCATACAGGCCGCGCGCATCCTCGCGCAGCGTCAGCGTGCCGGCCTTGGTTCGGCCGAGCACAAGCCGTGTGTCGTGGTCGATCAGTGCGCGGATGTCGCCGGACAGACATCCGGCAAACGCCCCCGGCTTGACGATCTCGGTCGCCCCGTCCCACAGGACATAGGGACTGTCAAACACGGCAAAATACCCCTCGATGATGAGGTCGTCCCCGTCGTCGCGGGTGCGAAACTGCTGCGGCGTGCTCCGCAGCTGCCGGCCCTGCCGGCTGTTGTTATTAGGCATTGTCGCCCTCCTTCTGCTGATTCTGGATCAGCTTTTTTTGCTCGCCGATCATGCCGGCGGGGATGTAGTTTTCGAGCATGACGAGCTGGTCAAGGTCCTTTTTGGGCGTCATGCCCAGCCAGTCGCGTACCTCGTTGCCGGTCATGAGGCCGCGCACATACAGGTCGCACGCGACCGACGACAGGTCGGCCATGCTATAGGCATACAGGCTGCGCGGATTGAGGCGGAAATACCGGGACGGCGAGAGCAGCAGCTTTTTGGTCAGCTCCTGCTGGATGGCCGTTGCGATCTCCATCACCGTCGACCTGACGTAGTTGTTGTAGGCGTCCTGGTCATAGTCCCCGACGCCCAGCAAAAACGCCGGGACATGCATCACGCTGGCCACCGTGCGCTTGTCCAGCGTCACGGCGTCGTTGATTGCCAGGTCCTGCAGCGACAGAGGCTTGATCTGCTGCACGTCCATCAGGTCGGCCTGCACCACCCACGGCTCGCCGGCCTCGTCGGTGCTCAGGTAGTCGTCCAAAAATTTGCGGCGGCCCTCCTTGCCGGCAAACTCCTCGGCGATGCCGTCCACGCGGACGATGATGGATGGCTTCCATTTTTCGGACATGAAGCCCTTTTTCGTCGCGGCAGCCTGCTTGAGGCCCGCGGCCACGTCGCGCAGCTGCACCCGGTAGCCGGTACCGCGCCACGGATAGGTCAAGTCCGGGTGCAGCACAAAGTGCAGCACCTCGTCCGGCGCAAAACTGCGCCCGCGCCACTGCACGACGTAGCTGTCGCCGACCGGCTGCGCGGTTGCATCCGGCATCGGCATCAGGTCATCCAGGTAGCCGTTGGTCGTCACCGGCAGCACAAAGGCGTTGCCATCGCCTGCCGTCATCATTGTGCGCACGATCCACTCAATCCATGTTTTGCGCGTGGTCAGCCCGTAGGGATTTATGTCCACCTTGGTCGCCAGCGCATCGCGCACGCGCACGTCGCCCGCCTTGGTGTTTTCCATCAGGTGGATGGTCATGCTGGAGACGCTGCCGGCGATCGCATCGACCGCCGCGGCGACCTCCGGGC